TGAAAAGAATAAAAACGTAGACATTACACTTAAATCAAGTCACCCAGCTCCAGCTACCCTAAGAGCAATGGCATGGGAGGGAGACTATTCACCAATGTTTTACAAACGTGCCTAATTACATTCACCCAATTACAATCGAGGCTGCCACAGAGGTAGCCTTTAATCTCCGTCCAGATGACCTCAGAGAGGTCGAAGAGGGTCATGGGATAGATCATAGCGAGTTACCTTTTCTCATGACTCACAACCCATCCTACGTGTATTTCACAGTGCCTGACGGCAAGACTGCTGGCATGGCCGGAGTAGGAGATCAAGGTGATATATGGATGCTTTGCACTCCTGATATACACCGATACCCAATTACATTTGCAAGAGAGGCAAAACGGTATGTCGATAGCCGTAAGGAGCCACTCCTCTGGAATATAGTTGACAGTAGAAACAAAGTACATTTAAAACTACTTAGATTTCTAGGCTTCAAGTTCTTACGTAAGTTTGAACATGGACCAAACAATGTACAATTTATAGAATTTTGCCGTGTGCATGGATGCTAATGCGGGTGCTAGAAGAGCAGCCCGTGAAAGATGGATGCAGAAAGATGCTAAGTATCGTTCTGAATCACTAAAATTTTGGAACAGAGAGACAACTGCTGTTCGTGGTATGCAACGTGCTGCCACAGGTTATAGTCGATCGGTCAGTAATGATTATCAGCGAGCCTTGTATGTACAAGGTCAGGCTAGAAAAGCTGAACAGGCAGGCTATATAAAATACTTACAAAGTAAATCTAGTGTTGATGAAGGTGGTAAGGATCGCAGAGCTAAAACTAAAGGATTAGTTGCTTTAACAAGAGCAAGAGGAGCCTTAAATAATGCTGTAAGTGCTGAGTTCGGGATACAGATGCAGAGACGTTACAGAGCTAGACTAGGTAAGATGCAGTCTGTACAAGCTAAAGTTAGAGAAGGTATAGGTGTACGACCAGAATATGGAGCACCTGTATTAATGCCGCCAACTGATAGACTAAGTGGAGCATTAAGTATCGCAAGTACTGTAGTAGGTATTGCTGGCGGATTAAAAGATTTAGGAATGTTCAGCGGTGCTGGTAAATCCGTGAACATGACAAGTAACGTAGGTCAGGTTACTAGATCCACAAGTGCTTTAGAGCGACACTTAAATAACCCTATCTTCCACAGTTCACAAATATTTGATTATGATATAGGCTAATGACGTCATCTTATTTTGAATATCTCGGTAGAAAAGATGCCGCCCCTTTTACCGCCGAAGAGTTAGATTATGAAAAAACCGAACCCGATCTAACCGAATCAGTCAATAAACAAATTGACGCAAACATAGCAGATAGAGACCAATTCTTTGCTGATAACATCAGAATGTATAACGATACCATGAATGGTAAGTTTAAGAAGAATTTAGAAGGTCTCTATAATCTCACTGTTCGTGGAAAAACATTTTTAAATCAGCGTCAAACATTTCTTGAAAACCGAGCAATGCTAGATGGTTTAATAGAAACATATAAAGATAAACAGCAAGTTTCAAGATATGCTCAAGTTGCAAAGAATGAAGAGATTGCAGATACTGAAATTAAAACACAAACAAATGTAGATTTAACATTACTTGAGACAACAGGAGAAGATTCTACTGGTGCTAAATATACACCTAAACAGATACTTAATTTTAAAGAGTTAGTACTACAGCAAGATTTCGCTAACCCAAAGCATGCTGCTAAGAGTATGGACTTTTACTTTAAAAGATATCTACCTATGGCTCAAGAGTCTTTGATGGTAGGTGGCAAGCTGTTTAAAGATATGACTGTTGACGAGAAAGATGAATGGTATAAAGTAGCTGCTGGTAACTTTATTGCCATGTTTGTTGACGCTAATCCCGGTATAACAGAAGGGCATTTAATTACACATTTTATGCCTTCATTTACTAATACTGGAGCTAGCTATACTGGTCAGAATTTAGATATAGCTAACTCAGCAACTGATACATTACTACAAAATACTGATTATCAAAACACATGGAATGGTATTAATTTATTAGCAGAGTATCATAATAATCCAAGTCTAACTGAACCTTTAGTAAGTAGTCCGTTTTCTCCAACAGGTTGGATGAATAACAGAACTGAGTATCATAGAAATATAGGTACTTTAAATCCTAGAAAAGCTGCACTGGCAGATTTTGAAGCTATGGTTGTTGAAGGTATCAAGAAAGATGAGTTTAGTGAGCAGGCTATACAATATTTATTAAATCATGATTTGTTTGTAGCAGATCAGCATAAAAATAGTGGCAAGAAATCTAGTTTGTTTGACATTAATGAAGATGCAGCTATTAGAATATCTAATGAATATGACACACAAGTAAAGAAAAATAACCGTGCAGACGAAGAACAAAGATATGCTACACTAGAAGAGTTGGCTAAAGATGGTCAAGAAATACCACCAGATGCTGCAAGTGCTTTTACTAATTCTGATCTAATAGAAAAAGTTAATAAATTAATTCAGTATTCTAACTTAAACGAGTTTGATGAGAGAAAGAATCCAGAGTTCTCAGGCGTACAACCTTTATTTAAAGATCAGGCACTAAACAGAGTTTTAGATAATAAAGCTTTTGATCCAAAAATTTATGACAAGACTGATCCCTATTGGGTAACAAATACCTCTGATTATATTTATAGAGAAGCTGGTGAGTTTTTCAACAAAGAATACAATAAACAGATGCGTCTTACAAGTGACCATCCGACAGCTATTAAACTGGCTACAGAGGCGACAGAACAAGCTCTAAAAGATGGACAGTTTGATCCAACGGATGAAACACCTATGGATGCTAATAAATATCGAAAACAGGTTGAGTTATATAGAACTTATGAAGCAGATCCAAAAGAAGCTATAAACTCAGAAGTACCGTTAGATGGTGAACAGATACAAAACGCTGAAGATTACTTTAGTGGTAAAACCGACACTCTTGACTCATCATGGGTATCATTAGCTAGACTTTTTCCAAATAAAAGTGCTGTTAAATTAGCTCATGATAGACTTGTGAAATTAGATAAGATTAAACCTATACCCGGTTTAATGGGAGATATTGATAGTGTCTTAAATAGTACATTATTAAACCATAAAAGTAATGCTACTAAAGTTATCCAAGCAGCCGCAGAGACTTACTCAACAGGTTCTCCAAAATTAGATGACATGCTTGAAGCCTTACGTAATCCAGAGTCTACAAAAAATGGAGGTATTGATGCTATTAAAAACTCAGACGGTGAGTGGGTTACATTAGACAAGCCTTTATCTGAACACACTGTTGCAGAAGTTTATGAACTGGTTAAAGAAGGATACACTAATATTGGTGCATTTGATATGACCCCTGCTGCATTTGCTCAGGTATTTGGAGACAATATAGATAGTATAAGAGTGACTGACCTGTTTGATGAAAAGAAACAAGTTAAATTTTTATTAGCTAGGTTACGTCACAAAGCCAATAATCAACACTTATTTGGTAATGCTGATAATACGTATAGAAGATTAGCAAATTTTAAAGAAGAGGATCTAGAATCTTTTGAAACTTTATTTGAAAATCTACCCCCATTTTTACAATTAGAAACTCTATACGGTCCAGCTGCTAAGGAGTTTATAGAACAAATATTACCCGACGACGAATAATTATGGAAGAAAATTACGGTCTTGGTGCTCCTTCAGCTGACGAGTTAGAACTAGAGTTAGAAGAAGAGATACTTAGACAAGATAAGATAAACGAAGCACAACAAGTACAACAAGACGAACAAGAACAGAAACAACTGGTAGCTGCTGATCCTAGAAATCAAGAAAATTGGGGATTTAAAGGTCTGCTAAAAGAAGGACAATCTATTCTTACTGGTGGTGTACAAGATACTTTGTCATCAACTGCTACTTTTGCCGAGCGTACATTCGATGCGTTTTCTGGCGAGATGCAGAAAGAAAGAGAAGAGAAAGGTTATTATCGCCCAGAGTGGGATCCTTTCAGTGATGATGACGACCCTATTATAACTAAGACATGGTGGGGTAAACTACTCAGAGGTACAGTTCACTTTGGTACAATGGCAGCTGGTATAGTATTAACTGCCAAAGGATTAGCCGCAGCTGGTATACCTTTATTAGGTGCTGCATCAGCTAAGATGTTAGGTCTAGGTAGTGTTACTAGAGCTATGGCGATTGGAGGTATCTCAGATGTTATATCTAAAGAGTCTGATGGCATGAACGCTCTAGGCACAATGAGAGATCACTATGGTTGGATAGATACACCATTAAGTACCAAAGAGCATGACCATCCTATTATGATGAAGATGAAAAACATCGTAGAAGGTATGGGTATAGGACTTGTATTTGATGGTGTTGCACAAGCACTTGGTGGTGCTAGAGCTCAAGCAAGAATACTTGCTCGTAATAATAGTATACAGAATCAAACTACTACAGCTGCTCTTGCACAAATACGTCAAGGAGATACTAACTTTCGTGCTGCTAAAAACGCACCTATTGCACAAAGACATCAAGGTGCTGATATATCTGAGGTTAAACCCGGAGAAGCTAGAGATCAGTTAAAGCGTACACGTAAAGATTGGGGCTCAGAAGATGGATCTACAGGTTCTGTTACAACTAATGTAGAACGTGAACGTATCGCACTACAAGGTGGTACAACAGATGAGGTAGTCGAACGTACACTACGAGGTCTGATGAGCGACGAAAAGTTTGCACGAGAACTTGAAGCTGTAAAAGGTAATAGAAAGTTACTTGGAGCAGTCTGGCGTGATGCTATTACAGAGTATCATAAGATAACTGATGGCAGAAATGCTATGGATATGACCCCAGAAGAGTATCTTAGTGATTTATTTGAAAAACAGAAAGCATCTATTCCTTTAGGTGATGAGCTGTTTGAAACTTGGTCTGCTGAAACAGTTGTTACAGCTGACTTAGTAGTAGGATCTTTACTTAAACAGCTACGTGATACTGGTATAGCTGGTAGAGAACTGGCAGAATTTGTGTCTTTAGATGACATAGATGGACCAGCAAAGCAGATAGTTGATACTATGCTAACTGCTTTACATCAAACAAAAAAATCTAGGTTTGTAGCATCCGATTATTTTAGATCATTTGGTGCTGGTAAAACAAGATCACAAGTAAATGATGCAGTTAATGCAGCCGTAGCAGCTGATATGGAAGACGTAAAAGATTCTATATTATCAATACTTAAAATATCTAAAGATAGTCCTGATGACAACCTATTAAATGCGTTGTTTGAAGCTTTCTCTATGATGAAGAATGTCAATAATTTAGATGACTTCGATAACTGGGCAAGAACTATACTTAAAGGTGGACAGATTGCAGGCGAAGGACCAGATCGTACTGGTGCATTAATACGTAGCTTACAAGAAATGATAAGTCATAGTGTACTTAGTGGACCTAAAACACCACTTCGAGCACTTTTAGGTACAGGTAGTGCAACATTCTTACGTCCTTTATCTACATTTATTGGAGCAACAATGCGTTATCCGTTTACTGGAGATGCATCTACTGTACGTGGTAGCCTTGCGGCAATGAGTGGAATGTTAGATGCTATACCAGAAGCTTTTGATTTATTCTTTACTAAGTTAAATGGTTACTGGAGTGGCGAATTATCAACAGTAAAGACTAGATATACTGAATTTACTAAAGGTGATTATAACTGGGAGTTGATTCGTAGATGGGCAGAAGATAGTGGTAGAGCTTCAGCAGATGAACGTGCTATATTTGCATTTACTAATATGATTCGTGGCATTAATAATAATAATCTTTTTACTTACTCTACTAAAATAATGGCGGCAACTGATGATGCTTTTACATTTTTACTAGGTAGAGCTAAGATGAGAGAAAGAGCTATGCGTCGTGTTTTAGATATAGAAGGCACAGGAGTCGAGTTACCTAAAATTAATCGACAGATTATGAGAGCATACGAAGATGATTTCTATACAGAAATATTTGATGCTAACGGTAACATTAAAGATGATGCAACAATATTTGCAAAGAAAGAAGTTACACTTACACAAGACTTGACTGGTTTTGCCAAAGGTCTTAATGATGTGTTAACTGCTAATCCTTTAGTTAGACCTTTCTTTCTATTTGCTAGAACTGGAGTAAACGGACTTGCACTAACAGCTAAACATACACCCGGTTTTAATTTTTTAGTTAAAGAGTTTAATGACATAGCATTTGCTGGACCTAAAGATCTAGGTAAATTAAAAAAATATGGTATTAATACTATAGAAGAATTACAAAATGCTAAAGCTTTACAAACAGGTAGATTGGCAATAGGTTCTGCTGTAACCTTTATGGCTACACAAGCTTGGATGTCTGGTAGATTAGCTGGTAATGGACCTACAGATAGACAAATGCGTCAAGGTTGGATAGATGGTGGATACCTACCTAGAACTATACAAATAGGTGAAGTTCGTGTAGGATATGATTCTATAGAACCTTTTGGACTTATACTTTCTACTATAGCTGATGTTGGTGATGCTAGTATATTAATGGGTGAAGAGTGGACGGAAAAAGAATTACAAAAGATTTCTCTTGTTATTGCACAGTCAATTAGTGGTAAATCCTATTTAGCTGGATTACAGTCATTAGTAGATTTGTTAGCTGGACGCCCCGGTCAGGTTGAGCGTATTGCAGCTAGCCTTATGAATAACACTGTACCACTAGCTGGTATACGTAATGAAATGGGTAAACTGATTACACCATACATGCGTGAGATTAACTCTGGTGTGTTTCAATCATGGCGTAACCGTAACTTAGCTACTGAGAGTATTCCCGGTGTAGAAGGGTTGCCTATTAAATATGACATGCTAAATGGTGAGCCTATAAAGAATTATGACTTTATGACTCGAGCATTTAATATGATAAGTCCTATACAACTTAATTTAGTGGAATCTGAAGGTAGAAACTTTTTATTTGAAAGTGGTTACGATCTCAGAATAAGCACATTTTATGCTCCAGATGGTACAAATCTAACCGATGACCCCGGTATAAGATCTCAGTTTCAACAAGCTATTGGTCAATACGGTCTTGAAGAAAAATTAGCAAAACTATCACGAGATCCCAGAATTATTGAATCAATCGCACTTATGAGAGCGGATATCCGTGCTGGTAATAGAGGTCAATTTAATGCAAGGGACTACTATCATAATATTGTTATAGATAGATTATTTAAAGAAACCAGAAGATTAGCATGGAACTCTATTAAATATAGAGAAGATGTATTATCTTTAATACAAGAACAAAAACAGAAAAAACTGGAGCAGAAATTTAAAACTAAACAATCCTCTCTATTAACTATGTATAAATAAATGGCAAATCACGAAAACTCGTATACTGGAAGTCAAGGCACAGGAACAGGAAATGCGTTCTTTGACTTTACTTTTCCGACATATACCACAAGCGAGGTACGAGTAGAGGTTGATAATGTAGTCAAAACTCTGACCACCCACTATACCGTTACAAATTATAATACTACATCTGGAGGTAAAGTTAGATTTACCACAGGCAATATACCTACAGGCACCACACCTGTTCGTATATTTAGACAAACTAACGTAGACGCTCCTAAAGCTACATTTACAGCTGGTTCAGCATTAAAAGCTGGCGAAATAAATGATAACTTTAAACAGCTACGTCATGCACTACAAGAAGCTATTGGTGCAGATACTACAAATAGAAAAATACAACCATTTAATATAGAAGATGGTGCTATAACTTCTGCTGCAATTAAAGATCTAACAGTAGCTAGAGGAGATATAGCAAACGATGCTATAGATGGTACTAAGATAGCAGACGATAGTGTTGATTCTGAACATTTTGCAGCAGATTCAATAGATACAGAACACTATGCCCCGGGCTCAATAGATGCAACAGCTATAGGTACTGATGCTGTTACACGTGACAAGATATTCCCAGACGCTATTGATAGTACTAAGATTGCAGATAATGCTGTAAACTCAGAACACTATGTAGATGGGTCTATAGATCACGAGCATTTAGCAAACGACATTATAGATGGGGATAACATACAGGATGATGTAATTAACTCTGAGCACTATGTTGCCGGTAGTATAGATCATGAACATCTAGCTAACGATATCATAGATGGAGATAATATTCAAAATGATGTTATTAATTCTGAACATTATGTTGCTGGCTCTATAGACCATGAGCATCTAGCAAATGATATTATAGATGGTGACAATATACAAGATGATGTTATAAACTCAGAGCATTATGTAGCTGGTTCTATTGATAGAGAACATCTAGCAGCTGATATTGTAGATGGTACAAAAATAGCTGACGACAGTATTGACTCCGAGCACATAGCTGCTGGAGCTTTAGATAACGAGCACTATGCTGCTGGGTCTATTACATCTGACAAACTAAATGGTGCTACTGTTATTACAGCAGCTGAACAAGGTTCGGCTACAACTAATGATACATCTTTCTTAACTTCAGCAGCAGCTGATGCTAGATTCTTTAACATAAGTTCTGGTGATACTATTAAAGATGGTGACACATTTCCAGACAATGATACTACGATTGCTACAACCGCAGCTATCAACGACAGGATTATTGACTTAGTTGATGATGTTGGTGGTTTTGTACCTATTGCAAATGAGACAAGTTTTCCTACATCTAACCCTGATGTAAACAACGGTACTGGTACTCTTATATCTATTAAGACTATATCTAGTACACGCACACCAAGCGGTGGTGGTGTTGTTAGTATTTCAAACGGTACTACAACTGGTAATAATACTGTAACAATACAAGGCTGTGGATCTACAGTTCTTACAGCAGGCTTTGGTGTTATTGTAGAAACTACAGGTACACTACATACATATTCATTCCATAGATTAGTACCAAAAGCAACAGAGGTTACAACTGTAGCTGGTATAAGTGGCAACGTAACAACAGTTGCAAATAATATAGCTGATATTAATACAGTTGCTGCTGATTTAAACGAAAGTACATCTGAGATAGATACTGTTGCAACTAACATTGCTAACGTAAATACTGTTGGTAATGCTATTGCTAATGTTAATACAACAGCCGGTTCAATCGCTAACGTAAACACAACAGCTGGATCTATTGCAAATGTAAACACTACAGCAGGGTCTATAACAAATGTAAATACAGTTGCTGGTTCTATAGCTAACGTAAATACAGTTGGTAATAATATTAGTCAAGTAAATAGCTTTGCAAATTTATATCGAATAGCAAGTTCTGATCCTCAAAACAATAATGATGAAGGAGATCTTTACTTCAATACTACATCTAATGAGTTAAGAGTTTATAATGGTTCTACTTGGCAGGGTGGTGTTACAGCTACTGGTAACTTAGCTGGATTAGGAGCCAACACATTTACTGGTAATCAGACAATACAAAATACTTCACCTAAATTATTATTAACTGATAGTGATTCAAATTCAGATTTTTCTCTTTGGAACTCTAATGGTAACTTTAGAATCTATGACGAAACAAATGCTCAACAGAGAATGGTGCTTGCATCAGACGGAACATTTGATTTTAATAGTAATGTTGATTTTAATTCTGGTATTGACGTAACAGGCAACATAACTGTAACTGGTACAGTTGATGGTGTAGATATAGCTGCATTTAAAACATCATTTGATAATTTAAGTACAGATATAGTTAATGACACAACACCACAGCTAGGTGGTAGCTTAGATACTAATACAAAAAATATAAATTTTGGTGATAGTAACGGCTCAACTAACCAAGCAAGATTTGGTGCTGCTTCTGATCTAAAAATTTATCACTCAGGTACAGGTAGTTATATAGATCATGTTGGATCAGGTAACGGACACTTATTTATAAGAGGTAATGGTACTGATGCAATAATACTTAGAGCTAAAACAGGTGAAAATAGTTTAGCTTGTCATTCTGATGGTGACGTATCACTATATTATGATGGGGTCGAAAAATTAGAGACAAGAGGTAACGGCGTAAAAATAATTGATGATGATACTGATGTACATTTAGAATTAGTTTCATCTTCTGGATCTAACGGACATCTTTACGGCATAGATGGTACTAAACTTATTTTATTAACTTCTAGCAATGAATATGCAGTTGAATGTATTAAAGATGGAGCAGTAAACCTATATCACAATGGTACTAAAAAGTTTGAGACTACAAGTGGTGGAGCTAGTGTTACTGGAAACCTCGCAGTATCTGGATCAGTTGATGGAGTTGATATATCAGCTTTTAACACTCAAGCACAGAGTTTCTTTAATAATAATGGAAACGGAGTTTTAACAAATGGTGTTACTGCAACAACACAATCTCAAGGCGACAACAGTACAAAAATTGCTACTACTGCATACACAGATACAGCTGTATCAAACTTAGTAGATTCTGCACCCGGAGCTTTAAATACTCTTAATGAGTTAGCAGCAGCTATTGGTGATGACGCTAACTTCTCAACAACTATTACAAACAGTATTGCTACAAAGTTACCACTTGCTGGTGGACAGATGACAGGTAACATAACCATGTCTGGAAGTCAAACAGTTGATGGTAGAGACTTGTCAGTTGATGGTGCAAAATTAGATGGTATCGCATCTTCAGCTAACAACTATAGTCACCCTAACCACAGTGGAGAAGTAACTTCTAGTGGCGATGGTGCTATGACTATTGCAGATAATGTTGTAGATGAAGCTAATCTTAAAGTTTCTAACTCTCCAACTAACGGCTACTTCTTATCAGCACAATCTGGTAATACAGGTGGTCTAACTTGGGCACAAGTAACTACAGATCTAGTCGGTGACACATCACCACAGCTAGGCGGTAACTTAGATACTAACGATAAGCTAATACAATTTGGAGATGCTACTGGTAGTAATAATTATACTGGTGCAAGATTTGGAGATGATGATGATTTATGGATTTATCATACTCCCGGTAATCTTTCTGTAATTAGACAAAATACTTCTGGTAAAACTTTAGTTATACAAAACGCTGGTGGCGATACTAAAATGGAAACTTTGGGTACTTTTAAAGTCCAAAGTTGGGAAGGAGAAGATATTGCTCAATTTATTAGAAACGGAGGCGTAAAGCTATATTACGACAACAATCAAAAGCTTGAGACTACAAATACTGGTGTTACAGTAACTGGTACACTAGCTGCAACAGCTTACACAGGTGATGGATCTGGATTATCTGGTGTAGCTTCGGCAGTAGCTGACGGATGTATCTATGAAAACTCACAGACTATATCCAACAACTACACAATAACAACAAACAAAAACGCTTTAAGTGCAGGGCCGATTACCATAGCAAACGGTGCAGCTTTGACAATACCTAATGGCAGCGTTTACACAATAGTTTAATTATGGCAATAACAATTAACGGAAGCGGCACCATAACCGGATATACACCAACAGCAGTTAGTGGGCAATTAACTAGATCAAATATGCCTAGCGGCTCAATAATTCAATACAAATACGCAGTCTTAACAGGTGGTGAACATACTGCTGATTCTGATAGCGATAGTGATGTTCCCGGTATGAGTGTAGATATATCTAAAACAAACGCATCTAATCTCATCGTCTGTGAAATAACCTTTACTCCATATTTTGGAGGCGGCAGTACTATGAGAATGAATTTAAAAATTAAAAGAGATGGTACAACAATTTATAGTAAACCATACGGTGTTTTCAGAAGTGGTGGTACTTGGAAATCTTCTGAGTCTATCATGAGAAAAGTAGATACAGGAGCTAACGATACTAACTCACATACTTATAAATTCGTCACTAAACGTGAAGACGGAAGTGACAACATGTGGTTTGATGATGATGGAGTACACACCATAACAGTTATGGAGGTAGTAGCATGAGTTCATTAAAATTAAAACATTCGGGTGGTAATGCGGTATCGCTAAACCCACCCACATCCGCCCCAACTTCTACAGAGGTAGCTTTTAAACTACCTAATGCAGATGGTAGTGCGGGTCAACTTTTAAAAACTGATGGATCTGGAAATTTTGGTTGGGCAACTGACCAAGGTGGAAAGATCTTACAGTTTGCATATAAACGTGGTGGAGTAACTACAAGCTCTAACAGTGGTGGTTGGACTGATTCTGTTGAATCTGGTCTTAATGTAGATATTACACCAACTGCATCTGATTCTATACTTTTAATCCAAATGCACAGTGTTGGTGGTAACACACAATCTGGTCGATCTTTCTTTTTACGTTTAAGAAGAAAAATAAATAATGCTAATGATGGAAACGTAGCATCATTCCAAGTAGGTGATGGTAATAACGGTGGTATACAATCGTTAGCTTTGACTCACGTTGATGCTGACAGACCAACAGGTGGCTGGAATACAGGGCATACAATAAACTACAGAATAAGGTTTGGTCAAGATGGTAGTGGAACTGCACGTTTTGATTATGCCACTACTTCAGTTTTATACGTATTGGAGGTTGCCGGATGATTGACAAATTTGATATCGTACATTCTTTATATAATGCTGCAACTGTTGGTTATGATAATGTAAACAATAAATGGACAGCAGAAGATAAAGATGGAAACCTTATAAATGTGGTGTCAACTGATGTTGATGCTGAATTTGCTAAACAAGAGTATAAAAATAAGAGAGCAAGCGAGTATCCCTCTGTGGTCGATCAGTTGGATTTAATTTACCATTCAGGCATAGATGCTTGGAAGGCTAAAATAAAAGAAACAAAAGACAAATACCCTAAATCATGAGTACAATAAAAGTAGATGGTATACGTTCCAATGGAGATACATCAGGAAATGATGCCATAACTTTGGTAGACAATAACACGTGTACTGCAAATATAACCAATAACCTAAGTAATAGAAACAAGATAATTAACGGAGCTATGGAAGTAGCTCAACGTGGTACGTCATCTAATTCTTCTGGTTATCAAACTGTTGATAGATTTTCACATAGTGGTTCTGGTTGGGATAATGCTATGACTCAAGAACAAGGAACTGTTGCAAGTGGAACTACACCATATACATTAGGATTTAGAAAATCATTTAAAATAACTAATGGAGACCAAACAGGCGGTGCTGGTACTGGTGATTATCTACACGCAGTTTATTGTGTAGAAGATCAAGATTTAGCTACTTCTGGATGGAATTATACTTCAACCTCTAGTTATATAACTTTATCATTTTGGGTAAAATCAAGTGTTGCTCAAAATTTTTATTTCTATCTTCAATCAGATAACGGAAGTCAATATCGTTATGTAATGGAAACAGGCTCTTTAACTGCTGGTCAATGGACAAAAGTAACTAAAACAATTCCCGGAAATTCTAATTTAGTTTTGAATAACGATACAGGTGAAGGTATGTTCATTGTATGGAATATATTTGACGGAACTGATCGCACAGGCACACGACCCCTAAACGCATGGGCGGCTTTAGATAATGCAAACAGAACTCCAAATCAAACTCAAACATGGTACACAACAAATGATGCAACATGGGAGATTACAGGAGTGCAGCTTGAAGTCTCAAATTATGCGACGGACTTTGAGCATAGACCATATTACGTTGAAGAAAAACTTTGTAAACGTTACTTCTGTAAATATGTCGGTCCATTAAATATTAATTTTGTAAACGAACACGCTAATAATAAAAAGGGTTATTTACATTTTCCATATGAAGAAGTAATGAGAGATACACCGAGTGTAAGTTTTAGTAACGTCGGTATATCTAGACCACAAGTCAGCGTAGGCAGAAGTATTAGTGAAGCACAAAATATACAGAAAAGATGTTTTAATTTAGTAGGATGGCCGAATGAAAGTGCATTAGGTTCTCATGGGGATGCTTACTACCGCATGAGCGTGAACAGTACTAACGGTTATATAACCTGTGATGCGGAGCTTTAATTATGACTTATACTTATAAAAAAATGTGGTTAGATAAAGTTAACAACCTGATAGATACAGGTACTATTAAAAGATCTGATGGTCTTTCTATACCAGTTTCCGAAGGTAATAAAGATTATAAAGAATATTTAGTATGGGCTAAAACTAATACGATTCAAGATGCTGATTAATGGAAATACCCACCATAGTATTACCTGATATAAAACAGATAAAAACTGTCGAAATACCCATACCTACAGCTGACGTACCATATTATAAACCTATGGTAGTTCCTCCTAGTGATCTGAGAGATCAAGAGGATGAACCAGTCAAGACTGTAGAAGAAACACCCGAACCACCTACACTTAAAATACCGTTTATTAAGCAGCCAATACCTCAACCCTCTACTGAGGTTGTAGTTACGGCTCTTACAACGGCGGTTGTGGCTGTATCAACAACAACATTGTCACAGCCTATAATCGAATGGATACGTAAAAAGGTCCAGAAATTCCTAAACGATAAAATCACCAAATGGAGAAAAAACCTGACGAACAAAAAGGACTCTTCAAAAGAATCAAAGAAGGAATAGACGATCATGAAGAACAGATGGTGGTACTGGGGGCGATGGTTCGTCTTGGTGTCGTTATCTGGTCTGGGTTTATCATAACCCTAAATTATGTCGAACTACCCATGGTTAAAAAGAGTCCCGGTGGGGATATAACATTCCCAGCTTCAATATTTACTGGAGCACTCGCCACTTTTGGCTTG